CCAACTTCTAAATCAGACGCATCAGCAAAAGCAGTAAACTGCATTTTTCTTTTAAGCTTTCTAGCAGAATCTAATGCGTATTGAGCAAATCTTAAGGCTTCACTTTTTCTAGTGCAACCAGATACATCTATAGATATTCTATTAGTCTCTTCAAATTCAGAAACTTCAGAGCTATCAAGAACTACAGTTTCCTTCTCAAAATGATTTAAAAAGTCTATATAAGATACTTCAACCCCTGTAGGCACGTCTTCTGATCTAACCCCAGATATTTTTAACGAACCAGCTTCAATATTAGTCTCATTAAATAAAGCTACTGGTAGAGAATTTGCTTTATCTACAATAAGTCTAATCTTATTACCTGTGTTACTAAATACAGCTCTCATACTGGCTGCTAAAGAAGTTATAATATCTATAACAGGTGTTTCGTCTGTAATAGATAATCCGCATACAAAACGTCTTTCTTTAATTTCAGTACCTTCTGGAAGACCTAATAGCGCATTCTCTATTTCAGTTTGATACCCATTAGGTTTATATCTAAAAGATCCATCAGAAAAGCCAGTTACGCCTACAAAATTACCTGTATGAGAGTCTACAGCATCTACATATTGTGCTGCGTTATAAAAATTATACTTATCTATAGAAGATTCTGGGACTCCTAGTATATTAACTAGTAGGTGTCTAATTATCCATACTCTATTTTCAGTCCAGTCTTTTTTATAAGTTCCATCCCATATACCATCATAAATATTAATATCTGGTGATGTTAACAACTGAGATCCAGTTTTTTGTAATCTGTATCCTGACACTGCAGCACTAAATGCCCCTGTGCTAGGAACTTCAATTTGTCTCCAGTCTACTTCTCCACTAGCTAAAATAGGTTGATTATAATTAGAGGGTACATCTACAATCATACCTTTAACTAAGCTAGTATAAATAGGAAGAGATTCTGTTCTAAAGTCTGAAGATTTAACTGCGTATCCTGCTATAGCAGTTTTTGGGTATGAGTGAATTTGCTTTCTTATCTCGTCAAAACCTATAACTTCAACTTCAGATACATACCCTGTTTCTGCTATATCTTCTGATAGCTTAAGAATAGATATATTGTAACCATCGTTAGAACGTTTATTTTCTGGTATTTTAAGTTCTAACTCAGCAGCCATACTATCATTAACAATACTATTTATTAACAAACCACTGCCGACTATATAATTATTTAAGTTTGAGGTTTCTGCAAAATCATGAATTAACCCTACGACTGATAGTTGAGCTGGCTCATTACCACCATTGAATTCAGTTCTTAGACCTAGTACATTAAATTTTACCTTAATAGAGTCTATTGGGGTTAGTCCTTCAGATGAATTAGAAGGATAAAATAGTATATTGGTAGAAGGCGGTGCTGAAGTACCAGCAAAGGTTGATATACCGCTTTTTAATATTACTGGACTTACAAATCTAACAGGAGTTACAATATCTTCTGAAAAAGAAGGCATAGCTGTTTGTGTAGCTGTACCAGTAGCGTATCTTGCTGCAAATATTTCTGGTCTGGTGTTGTTGGTAGCAAAGTCTACTAGATCATCTATATACTTACCGTCAATTTCTATATCTTGCGGGCCGTTAGGATTAATTCTGTAAATAGGACCTTCACCCAGAGCTAATTGCATATAAAGTATATCTGTACTTTTAGAGGTATTAGGGTTATAGCTAAAACTACCATCAAAATCTACTGTAAGAGTGGAACCTACTGATTCTACTCCTCCAGCGATAAAAGGAACTAGTTTGTTATTTAAGTAAAAATACTTTTTATTCATATATAATCAGCCACTCTAACAGTATCTACTCCACCTCTTTGTATGTGCTTAATATACTGATTTATTAGCACTCCTGAAGTTCTAACCATTCCAAAGTGTAACGGTATAGCTTTTCCAGCTGCATCCATAGTAGCTAAAGAACCAAAACCTTTCGAAGGATCTTCTGAGTTTTCTAACACACCATTTTCTCTATTAACTTTTCGTTGAGATATGTCAAAAGCAGTAGAAGATTTACCAAATAGTACAGAATCTCTAATACGCTTATCAATACCACGTAACGCAATAACTTGATTACTAACTGGGCTAGAAGACCCGTAAAACACATTTAGATTACCTAAACTATCAAAACCAGTAGATACACCGCCAGAAATAGTAGGTATTAAATATATGCTGTCTGTTCTAGGCTTGAAGTCTAGTTCAAAGTTTCTAATATACTTATCCCCGTCAACTAAAGTTAGCTGAGAGTATAAATTAGCTGAGAATATATGTTGTTTAAATAGAGGAAGTAAATTTATACAAGCAGATAGCACATCTCTATAAGAAAAAACATCTATAGTTATTTCATTGCAGTTAGTATAGCTTTGTAGTGTTTTACTAAATTTTACAGTGACTTTCATTAAATCTCTCAAAGGATAGTTCAGAACTATCATTTAACCAGTATATGTATGTGTTATTAGCAAACCCAACTAAGAATTTATATTCTGAAAACACAGTACTACTAACATCTCTTTTACTAGGTATTGGATCTGTACTTCCTGGATGGGAGTGGTAGAATCCCCATATATCATCTTCATGTTGTAGTATTGCTAGTGGATCTATAACAAAACTAGTTTTAGGTCTATTACTTATATTCTTACAAGGTATATATTCAAAACCTTTAGTTATAATACCGCAAGCTTCTTTAGGATATTCTCTAATAGAGTGAGATTGCATATCAGACTCAAGCTTATTAAAATTAAGTGGATGCACCTGGAAAGCCTCCAAAGTTAATTAAGTTTTTACGTAGTGAACAAGCTGTTAAAGTCTTTGCACAAATATCTTCTGATAAATTACCAGTAGACACATTATTAATAGTAAAATATCCGTTAGCAGTTAATGGCGGATTTGATCCAACTATAGTACCGCTTCCATTAGCTGGATACTTACAGTCTTCTCCTTTATATCTAAAGGGGCATGTAGTAATAAAAAACTTTTTTCTAGGAGCTGAGTTTTTAAAATACTGTAACCAATTGCTAATATTAAAATTAGCTTTTAGTTCATCTAACTCATCTAATCTATTAATAATAAAAGCATGTTCTACATAAGCATTTTTATCTGCTTCATGGTTAATTATATAAATCTTATGACCTGACACAGAGTCTACTAAATCATCTGTGGTGCAAAATAGTTTATTACCGTCAATAGACGATATAACTGTAGAAAAACCAATCTTTGCATTAGAAGTTATGATATCACCAACTCTATAGGGCCCCGTAGAATATACTGTTATACTATTTTCTGATACGTTAGCAGATTTTACTACAGAATACTCAGGCCAATAGTCTAGAAACTTAGCATAAGTAAGTTTGATTTCTACTATAGCTCCTAGCAGATCTCTAGAGTCACTTTTAAACGGTATCCAAGTAGCACCTGTAGCTGCAGTTGTTTCATATGTGTGAGCAGCGTTAACCCCTCTAGAAGCAGCTACTGAAGAATTATAATGCACATTAGACGGTACTGTTCTAGGGTCTATATTCTGTACTACTTCACCGTTAATATATGCAATTGTAGCATTTGTAGAATTAAATCCAGCTACATTAGCATTATCAACTAAACTAGCCATGTACCCATCAAAGTTAGAAATAGATAAAGATATTTCACTAATTTGACCAGAACTGTCTGTACTAATGTCTCCACTCTCTAGTGCAGTAACTTTATAACTATTGCCACCAAAAATAACTGAATAGTTAAAATCACTATAAGTCTCGCCCACTACTTCTGCATATCGCAACGGAAAGCCGTGAGGCCAAGGAAAGGTATCTCCTGAATTAGATGGATTACCATTAGCATTTTTAGGATACCACTCTCCAGGATAATATATAGAGTATAGTTTTACTAGGGGGGTTTGTTCAAAAGAATTCTTTTCTGCAATATACGGTGTATTAAATATACCAGTTATAACTGAGTTAGCTGTTTCTACATAAGATACTATATTAGAAGCTACAAAATGTGCAGATTCAATGTTGCCGCGTACTACCTGTACAAATAGCGATGTTACTGCGGTTGTTGGATATACAACAAAATCAGTAAATCCACTTTGAGTATTAGCTATAACTTCTAACGGTAGAAACTGTATTGCTGATGAATTACTGCTATAACTATCTCTAGGAGCTACTAAACCGTCTACATACACAGTTATAGTATCGCTTAAATCTACTGAAGTAGGAGTAGCAAATACATTTATACTTCCATTAATGCTAGCAGAATGATCTATAAAAGTGTTCTGAGAGTATAATATAGCAGAATTGCTAATTAACCTTTCACCGTTAATAAACTCTAAGTATACGTTGCTAAGTCTAATCTTAAGATTAGCAGACTCTATAGCTATAATTTCGCCTACAGTATTGCTGGACTGACCTATAACAATATTTCCAACTGAAAAGTTGGCAGTATCTGATAGTTGTACTATATAGTCATACGCTCTTGTAGACATTATGAAAATACTTCCTGTATTGTAAAAGTTACGTTGTAAATATCAGTAAGTGGGTTATCTGTTGCAATTACTTGAGTAATATTTAAGTCCCCACTAAATCTTGATATCATTGTACCAGATTGCCCTGCATATGACAAATCAAATTCAAAAGATTCGTAGGTTCCTCCCCTAGAATTATAAAAATTTTCTATTGCCTCTTTATAAACTCCTCTAATATTGTTGAATACAAAGTTAAAAGTACGTTTGCGTCTACGAGATATTTGTCTTCTACGTTCATACCCGCCCTGAGATGTAAAAATGGCATTATCAAATGACTGAACATACACATAGTTTCTATCAGGTCGTCTGTTAACCATAGAATAAACTATAGCATTATAGGTATATGTAGCATTCGTAGGAAAGGCGGTCATTATCTTATACTCCTAATTTGTTGACGAATAGGTCCGTTAGTTCTAATATCTTCAAGTATAACATCAACAATAATCTTTTCGTTTTCACGTCTTACTACAGGTGTTGCAATAGCGTTAACAGGAGTTCCATTATTAGTAATATTAACTTCTACATTTACATCCCCACCAAAATCCCCGCTTCCAGCATTTATTTTGTTTAGGGTATCTATACCAAGTTTTTCTACTATAGGTTTACGAAGTATAAACTCTCCAGGCTCTAACATTGCAGAGACGGAGTCTCTCTTACCTAGCATACCTTTTTGTGCAGATTTTGTTACTAGACCACCATAAGCGCGATTATCACTAGTTATTTTATCGTAGGCACTTATATTACCATATATTGTTTTAGCAGCTTGAGCACGTTTAGCATCCCCTAACATATAAAAATCAAAGAAAAGAGGATCTATGCTATTCAGTTTATCTACTGTCTTTGCAAAATAATCTTGGCTAGTACTATCGTCTCCAGAACCTAGAGCACTATTGCCCACTGCAGGAGATCTAAGATTTAAATTACTGGATCTATCAAATTGTTTAAGTAGCTTACCTTCTGCAAGTACTTTATTAGCTCTGTCTGCGTCAACACTGTAGTTATTGCTATCCTTATATCCAGCAGTTACGCCGTCCGCCACAGCGCCTACAGATAGCTTGTTATTAGTTAGTGCAAGGCCGGCGGCTCCGCCTAAAGCAGCTCCAGCAACTAGACTAAGACCACCGGTAACAACTGCTAAAATAGCTCCGACAATTGCTCCCAATATTGCATTAAGCCAGTTTTTCTTCTTCTTTTCAATTTTACCACCATATCCAGAAGTTAACTCACCAATTAAATTCTTTTCTCTAGCATTTCTCATATCATTTAAACCCATATGTACTGCGTTTATTCTTTTTCTTTCGGTAGCCCACCCAGTACTATCAAACAGATCTTCAGTCTTAAGACCGTAATCTTTTGCAAGAGGGTTTACTGTGAAGAATCCACGTTGATAACTGTTCTTACTGTTAGCAAGTGAAGCTACAGCTCCGAAATGCGCACCATCTTTATACATAGTATTAGCCGCATTTGCATCTGTGCCATATGCAGTATTTAGGTAAGCTTTTTCTTCTGCATCAAATAGTCCACCATATACTAAAGCACCTGCTTCAGGATTGAAAAATTCATATAGACCAGTACGAGGGTTTCTAGTACCGCTACCACCAGCACGTTTTAGCATCTCAGCTTCTTCTGGTGTTATATGTGCCACCATTGTATCGTTGTATCTACCTAATTTAGAAAAAATTTCTTCCATACTAGCTCCAGAGTTTATCATAGATAGAATATCTTTACCTATAATTTTAGCTGAAGAAGCCTTGATAACATATTCTCCGTCAGATAGTCTTGCAGGGATAGAATCACTAGTACTAGTACCTGGGCCAGATACTGGACCCCCTTCAGCTAACGCAACTGTTGTATATTTTAAACCTGACTTATCTAGAACTTTAGCCTTACCAGAATTATCAGCAATTCTCTTTAGAGTAGCTGAATCAGTACTAGAAAGAGTACTAGCCACAGTAACACTAATATCAGTATCTAACTTATCAACTTCTAATTTTACCTTACCCCATGCAGTAGCTAAATCTGTTGCTATCTTGGTTATTTGAGTTCTTAGAGCCTCTACTCCAGTAGTACCTGTTAACGTTTGAATTTGTGTTTGTAAATCTTTAAATCTAGTAATAAGAGTCGCAGTAGCTCCTGTAGTAGGATTAGATAAAGCATTAATTTGAGCGGCTAAACCAGTCACGCTATTTATTTGAAGGGTTAAGTCTTTAAAAGCATCAATAGATGTCTTAAAGTTTGATATAGAAGTATTTGCTCCTGTGTCGAATACAGCTAATAGCGCATCAAAAGTTTCTTTTATATTTGTTAAAGTTGAAGCGTTTAACGAGGTATTTATGGCAGACCCTACTCCATTTATTCTGTTAACAAAGTTAGTTGTACTAGTTGTAAAGTTGACAGCGTCTAGTCCAGTATTTGTAAGAACTCCAATCTGATTTATTCTAGATACTAAGTTAGGTACGTTAGGAGAAAAAGTTGTAGCGTCTAATTGAGTAGTAATAGCTGTTCTTATACCCGTTATTCTAGATATTAAGTTATCTATATTAGTAGCAAAAGTTGCTGCATCTAATTGAGTATTGATAGATGTCTGCATACTACTTATTCTAGCATTAAGACTAGTTACACTAGCAGTAAAATTTACGCCATTTAATTGAGTGTTAATAGATGTTGGTATACTTGCTATTGTAGAATTAATATTAGCTATACTAACACCAAAAGTTATACCATTTAATGCGCTATTAATAGTAGTTTGTATATTTATAATCTCTTGAACAGCTGATCCGAGTGTTACATCAAAATTTATATTAGATATGCCAGAGTCTAAAGCACTAATAACAGTAACAATTTGCCCTATAATTTGATTAGCCCTAACACTAATATTAGTATCAGGTAGATCACTGTTGATAGCGCTAATAAAAGTACTTATCTGGCCTAACACCCAACTTGATACTGCATCAATATTTAACTCTTCTATGGCACTATTGACCACCCCTATAGCTGTAGTTATAGAATTAACAGCACTGGCAGCAGCCACGTTTATATTAACTGCTTGTAAAGTGCTATCAATAGTACTTATGGCAGTAGTTATAGAATTAACAGCACTGGCAGCAGCCACGTTTATATTAACTGCTTGTAAAGTGCTACCAATAGTACTTATGGCAGTAGTTACAGAATTAACAGCACTTGTTGCAGCCGTGCTAATATTAACTGCTTGTAAAGTGCTATTAATAGTACTTATGGCAGTGTTTATAGAGTTAACAAACCCTGTAGTGCCTACTTGAACGTTAACTGCTTGTAAAGTGCTATCAATAGTACTTATGGCAGTAGTTATAGAATTAACAGCACTGGTAGCAGACACGTTTATATTAACTGCTTGTAACGTGCTATTAAGAGTGCTTAGAGCAGTAGTTACAGAATTAACAATTCCTGTAGTATCTACATTTATATTAACTGCTTGTAAAGTACTATTAATAGCAGTAACAAAAGAATTTACTTGTCCTATTATATTCTGTGTTGCAGGGTCAATATTTATTTCCTGTATACTGCTATTAACTACTTCTATAGCACTAGTTATAGAATTAACAGCACTTGTTGCAGCTACTTCAAAATTTATATTATTTAATGTTGATTCTACTACTAGTATAGATCCGTACAGCTCGTCTAAAGATGTAAATGCATCTAAATTTACATCTAAATTGCCGAGACTATCCATAGCTATTCCAATTTGTCCAACATCTTCTAATATAAGTTGTAGTGCAGCAGTTTCTATATCTCCAATTGTTTGATTAACTACTGAAAGGCCTACAAAAGCACTAGTTAATCCTTCTAGGTCTGTACCTACAGCAGAAATTAAATTACCAAAAGAAGTTTCAACCGCTTGTATACTTACATTTAAGAAATTTCCAGATTGTGTTAGAGTATTTATAGCAGTACCTATGGTCATTAAGTTTAGGTTAAATGATTCCATAGGCCCGCCAGAAGCAGTTAGAACGTCAAATCCATCTGTTTGTAGAGTAGTAAGTAGGGAATCCCTAAATTGTGAGAATATTCCACCTTGACCATAAAATTGAGAAAGTCCTTCTTGATCTAAATATCTTACTAAGTCATCACTAAATTCTTCAAATCTATCAGTTAGCGCTATGCTAGCATTACTAACAGTTATTAAACTTTGAGATATAGCATTTGCTGGTTGGAAATAAGAAGCTATATTACCTATTAAATTTTCAAGTTGTGTAAAAGCATCAGAAGCTCCTTGTACAGCTGTGGCTACTTCTTGATTTCTTATTGGATCAGCTAAACTTGCAAACATAATTTCAGCATTTTGTCTAGCTGCCTCAATAAATGAATCTCTTAGTGCAGCACCAGCTACGCCTCCTACAACAGTTAGTATTTCTGTTAAAGATGTAGTATCTCTATTAAACTCGTTTAACGCAGCTCTCATTCTATTTATCACAGACTCTTCATCAATTCTAACCTGATTTAAATTAAAATTAGACTCTGAAAGAAGTTCTGTTATTGTTCTTAGATCCTGTTGTGATTCTAGAAAAGTTTGTGTTGAATCTTTAGTTTTTTTAATTATATCTGATTCTTTTACACGAGTATCTATTAGTTCATCATTTAACGTAGCTAGAGTAGCTTCTACGAATGCTAAATCTTCTTGACTACTACTTCTAGTAGCTAGTAAAGCTTCATATTCAGCTTCAACAGTGACAAGTGATTTAAGTTCTTTCTTTAAGGCATTTTGCTTAGCGCTTAATTCTGTAAACTGTGCAAATCCAGCAAAATCTAAAGATCCTCCAGCTAATAACTGATCTAATTGTGACTGTACACTTACAATTTCTCCACGTAGTGCTGCAGAAGATTTTCCACTAAGTTTATTACTCTTTTCAAATTCTGCAACAGCTTTAGCTGCAGTAGAAAATGCTTCTTTAGCTGTGTCACGTAAATCAAATAATTCATTTCCTGATTCCGCTACGCTAGCTAGAGTATCGTCATAAATACCTAAAATCTCTGAAGTTTGGTCTGTTATGTTTTGAGTTAAAGATATAAGATCTTCACCTAATTGTTGAATGGCTGATATAACAGTATTTTTTGAGTCAGTATAGGAGTTTGCAATTTGATTTAATAGAGACTCATATTCGTCTACCATAGATTTAATTTCTTCTAACACAGAAACCGATACTTCTTGTAGCATTTCAAGACCATTTGCATACGCAATACTATCTAATTCACCACTAATAAAATTATCATTTAGTAGAGTTATAGCATCTTCAAAGTTAGTTGTAATGTCTTCTCCCTTACCTATACTATTAAGAAAACCTGTAAAACTATTAGTTAAGCTAGTACTTACTTGTTGGTCAAATGCTTTCATAACATCAGTTATGGCAGTAAATGAAATAGGTATCTTTGAAATGTCTACCATTTGGCCTGATATTTCAGCTAATTTCTTTCTAAAATTTCTGCTAACCTCTACAAATTTTACTATAGCTTGGATACGCTCATACTCTAGTATAGTAGCTAAACGAGTTTCCGCGGCAGCTAGTGCCGCCGCGTTACCCCATGCTTCATTAGTAATGATAGCTTTTAGGCCAGATTTATCAAGAGTATTTATGTAGGCGTCAACTTGCAAGGCAGCTAATTCTGTAGCTTTAGCAATATTATCTGCGGCGCCTGTAACTATATCAGCATTTACATTTGTGCCTTCTCCAATTTCCTTATTAAGTTGGTCATAGATACCTTGTAAGTCGGATATTCTAGCAGCACTTTCTTCCAGCATATCTCTAAGCTCAAATGCAGCAGCATATGTTGGTTCTTTTAATTTCTCTATACTGCTAGATAAAGCATCCCCAACGTCAGTTACTAAAGTAGTTAATTTAGCATTTATAGCTTGAGTAATAATAGTATCTACATCAGGTATTTCTAATTCTTCAAGTACAGTGCTAAAAGCTTGTATGTTAGCAATAGCTTCTCTAACTATGATAGATCCAACATTTAAACCTTTCATTGCTTCTGCAACAGAAATAATATTACCTTCTAAGTCCTTAGCCAAACCTATTTGAGCTAAAGCATTATCTACTACAGAATTATATGCTTCTTCGTACTCAGAACTAGCTTCACCAAATACTTCTTTAGTGTCTGCTAAGAAATCAGAATAGTATCTACCTACATTATTTGCATTAGCTAATGCAGCATTATTTATAGCTTTAAATATTTGTGCAACTGAAGAACCAGTACCGCTTAGTTCTGCTAATGAAGTATCAAATTCAGAAGCAAATTGAATAGCTTTATCAAGTCTTTCAGCTGTTTTTTCAGCTACGTCTGCTAGAGTTGCAAATCTATCTATAGCAGCTTGGATTCTATCGGCTGCCGGCATAGATTCGTCAATAGTTAAGCTGCCAATCCTTAATCCCTGAAAGAAAGAATCTACAAAGAATTTTCCAGCCTGTTCGGCAGTACCACCCTCAAACGATGCTTTAAAACCGTTAGCAAATTCTAAGGTTGCACCGTTAATTCCTTTTTTATAATAGCTAATGCTTGTATTAACAGTGTCAGAAAACGATATGCCTGCAGCTGCTAAAGAAGATATTACCCCAGTAAGAGACGCTTCAGCTATACTAGCTAAAGCTTTAACATCTATTTTTCTACCTGACATACTAGTAGTTTCAAAGCCTTCAGAAGTTAATGTGCCCTGAGCTTGTCCTCTAGGTTTTTTACTAAATAACCCACCTAGTAAAGCGCCTATGATAGGACCTAATACTGGGATTGCCGCACCTAATGCTGTGGCAAAAAATCCTTTTCCAAGAGCACCAGTTATTGCTCCAGCTATTGCATTACTAAAGGCTGGTATAGCAGATACTATGCCGCCAATAGCGCCGCCTATAGAACTTCCCATACCCATATCACCAGTTAGCTGCCCTATCATTGATCCAAGATTAAAACCATCTAAAGCCGCACCAAATAGGTCCATAGCTTTAACAACATTTTGATTAAACGCTGTTGCTATGTTCTTACCTGCGCCTGCAATATTGGTACTTGCTTCAGTACTTTGTTTAGAGGCTGTACCCGCTGTTTCGGCAGCTTTATTAAACTGCTTAACTGCGTCAGCAAATTTATTTACAATCGGTTGAAAACCGATCCCAGCAGCACCACCTACTCCACCCATAGAATTAAAAGCTCCTATAGCTTGAGAAAGTTGAGTTATGGTAGATGTCATTTGAGTAAATTTACTATTAAGTAGATCACTCAAAACTGATAAAGTTTCTTGTGTCTTTTGTAGTTTTTCGTCTGCTTTAATGCGATTAGCAGTTACTTCTTCTAAACGCTTCTCTAAATCTATTTTCATTTCTTCTAGAGTTTTGGCAGCTCCTTCTTGAGCTATTCTAGCAGATCCTGCTTTATTCAATTCCATTATAGAATTTTTTTGTTCTAATAGTCTTGAAACATATTCCTTACCTGATTCTTGTATTTTACCGTCACTGCTTACTAAAGCGTCAATAAAATCAGTATAAGATTTATTTACAGCCTCAGTCTTAGAGGCGACCTCTTCTCTTAGTGAGTTTTCTTTTTCTAAAGTTTGTTGTAACTTATTACTTGCCTCTTCTGTTTTAGCAGATATAAGACTTAATGTATCTGAAATCATAGTTTCTTGAGCAGCTAAAAGATCAACTTTTTTCTGCATAACAGAAGTAACAACTCCTCCAAGAGTATCTAAAATTTGCTGAGCTAATTGCTTAGTGAGTTCTTTTATCTTTTCTCCGGTTTCATTTATAATCTTTTGCATTTCTTCTAAAGCTTCGGCACGCTTTTTTGCATCGTCTTCGGCTTGTTTAGCATTTTCATCTGCAATAGTTTTTAATGCTTGACGACCAGCAATACCAATTGCTATACCATCGTTTCTAAAACCTTCTAGGTTAGCTGCATGAGCAGCTGCAGCAGCATCTGCTTGCTCGTCAAAATTATCTAATGCTGTCGCATGATTCTCTGCAGCTGCATAGGCAGTTTTAGAATAAAAATCTTCAATAGATGATGTTAATTTATCAAATGCTGGAGCATAAGCCTTTGCAGCTGCTGTAATATTTTCTGCTATTGCGGCCTCACCCAGCCCCATTTTAGGAACAGCTATACCAGGAGGAGCCGCAGCGCCCACTGCAAGAGCTATTCTAGAAGCTCCTTCAGAAAATACTCTAGCTAAGCCTTCTACTAAAATTTGATTTATGCCTTCTTGCTGTGTTAGACTTTTAACATAGGTACTAGCTAAGGCTGTTAAATTATTTCTTTGAACTTCTATCTCTGCTAATCTAGATTGTTTCTCGGCTTCTCTTCTAGACACTTCTAGAGCGTATTCTTGTTTTAATATATCTTTTTCAATAGCTATATTTTGAAGTTCATTTAAGTAGCGCTTGTTTTCTGCATCAATTTGTAAAGCTAATATTTCATATTGCTTTTGTGTTACAGTTTTAGCTGCTTCTACTGCGCTTAAATTTTGAAGTTCTTTCGGTACCTCAACTTGAACTTTAGTATTTGCTAGAGCAGCGTTAACCTCGGCCACAATAGAGTCTACAGTAGCAAAATTATCTAAATCTGCTAATGCCTCAACTATATCTATTTGAGACTGTAGAGAAGCTATCTGTGCATCTAATTGCGCTTGTACAGCTTCATAATTTAAGTTTAGGGTTTCAGCTTCTAATCTTAGTTTTACTATTCTATCTTCAGCTACAAATTCAGAAATATCTCTTTCTACTTGCTTAAGTTGTTTATCAAATTCTTCAGTGCCTTTACGTAGTGCCTCATATATTTCTAGAGCAGTTACCTTAACAACTTTCAATGCGTCATTGTAGTTATTAGCTTCTTCAGATGCATCTGAAGAAAGGGTATTAAGGCTAGATAATGCACCATTTAACCCGTAGGCTGCGTCTATCTCAGCTAAACGAGCTTGTCCAGTATTACCAACTAGTGAGAATATTTCAGATTGTAATCCTATTTGATCCTTACCGGCGGCCTTTAGTACTTCGTTTACATCAGTTTCGAACTTAAGTCTAGCGTCATATGACTCCTTATTTTTTTCTAATATATCTTGTAAAAAAGCAGCTCTTGCCAAATCTTTTTCAAAAGAAGTAGCAGCTAAAGCTCCACTAGCCTGATCTACAGCAAGAAGATCTAATTTAGTTTTTAATTCTGCATCAAATAGTGTTGTTATGTTCTCTTTAATCTTTAACTGATCTCTAAGAGCCTGGGACTCTGTTAGTAGTATTCCAAGTCTTTCTTGAGTAGCACCAATACCTTTAGATATTTCTGCTACTATACTTGACTGTAACCTAATTTCCTCATTAAGTATTTCTAATAATTGTGTTGGTATACCAAGTTCTTCAGCGGCAGCTCTTTGATCTTTTAATTCGGCTAATTTATCTTTAGCAACATCTAATGCGGCACCGGCTCTAATTAAACTCTTAGATACAGCTGCTTCATTTTCCGCAAATTTCTCTAAGGTTATAGACCCATCATCAACAGCGTTACGAAAAGATTGTAAATTATTATTAGCTAGTAATATGTCTGTACTAGCTGTTTGAGTTATAGCAGCCAAATCACCAATAGCATTTGATAACGTTAAAACTGAGTTAGTTTGTTCAGGAGTTATAAAATAGCTTGACGCTAACTCATTTGCAATATCACTAATTGTAGCTAGTCTACTTAATACAGCTTTTTCATCTTGTATAGTAATAGTTAACGCAGGTAGGCTAATATCTGGTATATCTAATTTAGGTATAAGTTGAATGTTGCCATTGCCGCTTGTTAGATCGGTAAAATTCTTTTTTAAATCTACAATAGAAATTCCTAAAGCTTTTGATAGATCAGTTAATATTTCTAGGTTGTTAGAAGAGTCTCCAATGGCTTCCGCCACTTGTACCATAATTCTATAATATTCTCTACCTGCAAAAGAAGCTTCTGCTAATGCTCCGTATTGTTCTTCTATTTTATATAGAGCTTGTGCTAGTGTCTCATTTATACCTGCAAATGCTTCAGGGTCATTATAAACCCTTCTACCAACAGTAATTAGTGCATCTTCTAAAGCCTGAGGATCTAAATCGTCTAAGCTTTTTGAGAAATAGTACTCAAAAGCAGCACCTGCTGCTGCACCTATAGCCGCACCAACAGCAGTACCAATAGGACCCCCAAAAGCAGTACCAAGCGCTCCGCCAAGCATTGTTAATCCTCTAGCTGTTACAAAAGAGGCAATCCCTCTAATAATAGAACCTCCAAAAATATAACCTAATAATCCGCCTGTAGCAGCACTACCAGAAGCAAAACTCTCTGTAAAAGTCTTTTGTCCGTCTTTTGCTACTTCTTCAAAAATAGCTCCAACTTCGCGTACTAAGTCTTCTTTTGTTTTTTCTACATCAACGCTTATACCAAAAACTTTATCTTTAATCTTAAAAGTATCTATGTCTCTTAGTGTAGCGTCTACTTTAGACATATCTTCTAGGGCAGCAGCAGCTAATGCATTAAAAGATTCCTGAGTACTATTTCCAGCCCCAGGATTAAAGAATGCTCCTAAAGCTAGTGCCCCTTCTTTTAGTAAGGCGTTATAAGCTTCTTGTTTACCCATTAATCCGGCAATAGAACTACCAACTAAAGATGCAATTGACACAACCCCAAGAAAACCTGATGTTAGACCAAGTAAAGCTCTACCAGCACTTACTGTTCCTACTACTAAAGTACTAAATCCTGAAGCAACTGTAGCAGTAACTGCTGCTATTCTAGCCCCGGTAGCAGCTTGGGCAGCTCCAAAAAGTTTAGTTTGAGCAGTTGTACTAGCAAGTATAGCCTGGTTTATTTCGAGTCTTTTAGTTAAATTATTTATAGTAGTATCTAGAGCTTTAGTTTGGTCTTGTGATAGCTTGCCTGCCGCTCGTGAAGCCGTAAGAACCGCTAATTCTTTTGTCTGAGTAGCTGTCAGGGTAGTTAAACTATCTTCTCTTTTTTTCAAAATGTCATTGGCAGATTTTAGCTCGGAACTTGTTAGTGCGCGTTGTTTAGAAGTTTCACGTAAGGCAGAAAGTTGGCTTTGCTCTGCTTTGTTTAATCCACGCATTTGAGTATTTACGCTTTGCATAGCTTCCTGAGCTTTTTTTGAATACCCTTGCCAGTCCCCACCATTTTTAGCTAGCCAACCACTAGTTTTACTAGTAAAAGATTCAATTTTAGTTTCTAATTTACCTATAGCCGAACCTAAAGCGCCTACGGCTGTCTTAGAAATTAAAGCAAGCAGTGTACCTACTGCAGCTAAGCTACCCGCAAAATTATTTGTTAAGAAGTCAGCCAATGGAGCTAGATAGTTAGCTAAGAGAATACCCATTTGCGTAGCTACATCAACAATCTTAACGCCAAAAGCTTCTAGCCTTTCTGCGGAAGTTGGTATAGTAGTATTTATAGAAGAGAATTTTCTATTTCCTTCTGCAATAACGCTATTAACAAATGCTTGACGACGTTCAAATTCTGTTAATGATTCTGCTGATCTATTTAAGGCAGCAGCATAAGCACGAGTAGATGGTCCAATTTTAGTATAAATACCAAGTTCGTCTAAGAGTTCTGTTTCCAACTTAGCTGAACCGCGAATAACACGAGTATAAGCGTCAGTTAAATCACGTCCTAACGCGCGTGACGCTTTTATAGCTACAGTAGCTAGTCCTTCAATTTGTCTTTGGTCAAAACCAGCACTTAAGCTAAGGTTAATTTGTTGTGCGGCTTCTGCAAGTGTTAATTGGTTTTTAGTTATTTCACGAACATTTTTAAGCAAGATAGAACTAGACTCACCGCTAGCAGTGGCTAAGCTTTTAAGACCTTCTAGAGTTTGTTCAGCACGAGCAGCAGCAGCTAATTTTGAGAAGGCTTGTTGTAGGGCAAATGTAGTTGCAGCAGCACCAGCATAGGCACCAACTAAACCACCTAAACCTTGTGATTGCGCAGCAAAAGAGCGACCCGCGCTAGCACTACTCTGTGCTAGGCGGGTTTGATTTTTATTTAAAGTTTCTACTTGTTTATTTACTGCGCCAGATCCAGTACTAGTAAACTGGGTCTGAATTATATTCTTAATTAAAGCCAAACCTTATCTCACTCTTGCCTTGTTCTTACCTGCAGAATCTCTAGCTTTCTTTTGCTGATTATAGTGTTCAGCTAGTACGCTATGAGCTATTAGTATTAAATCAAGGATTTCTTTTCTATCTTGCGCCTCATGTATGTTCATAAAAGCTTCTAAGGGTGCAAAATCTTTTCCTAACCATCCACCACCAGTAGTATCCCAACGATCTGGAAGTAGGTTTAAAAATAAAACAGCTAGTTGACTATTAAATGGGAGAGAGCCAATATCTTTTGGTATTTCATCTTCTCTTGGCTCCCACCCCATTTGTTCACACATAGCGTAGTATTGGTCAGCTGACATCCCTCCGCCATGAAGTTGATTGCGGAGGAAGTCTTTTAGTTTTTTTCTTGAGTTTCTTTTCTAGTTTGTTCAAAGTTATCAAAATCATTTAGCGTGTCAGTGATAAATTGATCAAAAATAGTAGAGTTTTTAACTAGGTCAAGAGCGTCTTCTGGAGTGTAAGGAATTTCTTTACTAGCATCCATTTTAGAAGTGTCTACTGGAATAAGCTGGCTTAGTCCTTTTACAGTTAGACCTTTCCAACCTTTAATAGTAGCTTCAGTATAAGCTTCTAGGAACTTATCATTATCTACTTCTTCTTCACGCTGGCGAGTACGCTTATTAAACTTATATACTAGTGCGCTATTACGAATTTTCATCATTTTGTCACGGCCAACATAGTTAACATGAACTACAAATCCGTCAATATCTGGAAACTCTACTTCGGTAACCTTTTCTGTTACCATTAAATTTTTAATTAAACTCATATTTTCCTCTCATTTCTATTATAAAAAAGGGTAGCTACCATATCCAACTTACTATTAGTGAGGGGAGATCTAATAGCTTGCTGAGGTAGCTACCCAACTGCATTTTTATAAACTACGCCCCCTCAAGCGTAGTTTATTCAATTATTAAGATGCGGCAGAAACAACTAGTGTTAATTCGCTACCAGTACCACGACTAGCTGTAGGTTCTTGAGCTAAGAATTCTACAGAGATACCAATGATATCTTCCACAGTGTGAGTTGGGAAGTTGAACTGAGTAGCAGGCATGTAAGCCGCAACGAACGGAGCTGTAGAACCACCAATCTTTAGGTTAGCAGTACTTGCTTGTGCGATACTTGTTCTAGAATCGTTAGAGATATTACGTAGGAACTGAGCACTTTCATCATCTCCAGAACGTAGGTAAGCAGTAAAGTTACCTGTGATAGTTCTAGATCCAGTAAACTGACTGATTGGAGTATTTAGAGCAGCTAGTTCTTCTGGAGTTAGATAAGTTAGTGCGTTAGAATATGTAAATCCTAGTCCAGTTACTGGGAATGTGTAAGTATCTGAAGCTTGACCTGCTGGTGTGTGGGTTACTTCAATAGCACTTAAACGGTTCTGAATGAATGCGCTTGTAGTTGTAGTTCCAGCAACGTTATATCTTGCATAACTGTGATATGCAGAAGCTTGTGTATTAGAGTCAACTGATGGAGTTGCTGTTACAGAACTTCCATCATTCTTAACTCCACCAACAACGTCAATAAAGTCGTTACGTGCGGTACTTGTTAGTTCGATAAAATCAGTACCAAAACCGCTCCAGCTGGTCATAGCGATAGAGTCAATGGCGGCATCAATAGAAGCTTCATTAACAGTAGCGTTTTGAACTTGATATACTACGTTATCCATTTTTAGGTACATATTATATTCTGTTGCGCGAGCCATGTTAGAAGTGTGGGCACGAGTGTTACCTGATGCTGCACGAGCTGCTAGAGCAAACTTCCCATTAGTCTGCCATACAGACTGCAGAACTGAAGAAGCTCCTGTTCCTGCTGAGTATGCAGTATTAGATAGAAGTGCCTGCCATAAGAACCAGTCTGCTAGTGGCTGTGAGTTACCTGTAGGGTCTACGTTTGTGCCTCCGCTAGTATTTGTAACTCCAGTTGGGCGTAAGTAGGTCTGGAAACTCCACTCAGTTGGATTGATTGCAGTGTTAAAGCGCTGGGTACCGCGGTCAGGAGTTAGACCACTTTCCAGTGATGTAATATCTTGTGTAGCCGCTGATTGACTTGCTGCATAACCGGCGAGTACTTCTATTCTCCAGGTATTTGTAGGTGTCATATCTGAGCCTGTATCTCCACCGGCTAGGTCGACGGTAGACATGTAAACTTCAGAGTTTCTTTGAAGGTTTAGTGATGAAGCCATTTTAGCTTTCTCCTTTAGATTTTAAAAATTTCAAAACGAGTACTAAGAAATATCTCGGCCATTCCATATGGTATTAGCAACCCAGAGTCTGTTAAAGCTGTAGTAATGCTAACATCAAATACTTGTAGAGATGGTTGAAACTTTAAATTATAAATAACGTGTTCTATGTCTTGGATCAGATCGTTAATTTGATTAACTGTATCATCTCCATACAAGTAACAGCGTAATGTTGTTTCTACCCTAGCCTCTATATTTCCTTGAGTATTAAACTTTCTTACTTCTCGTCCTGTAGATACATATATAGAAGGGAAATCGTTTATCTCATCTAAGAATCGAATTCCTCTGTATACATTTTCATGTAAAGACGTCTTAAAATTGTATGTAGAATCGTACGGAGACGTTCTACCGTTTATATTTCGTAATTGGCTTACGATAAAGTCATTTATATCGGAACGATTGGACATCTCTCTATTCTTTCTTAAGTATAGCACGCAGAACTATAATTGGCAAATTTTAATTTTTTAAAGATTTATTCTTCTAGTTGTTGCCTGTTGTTTAAACTTGGCTTGAACTACCGATCTAATAGAATCTTCTACTAGTCTATTAACCTGATAGCCGGAACGTTCTAGTCTATCGTAATAAGGTATATAAGAATAGTCTACAGTATTTTGACGCTCAACAAAATGAGCACGAATACTTCCTCTAAAAGTTCCGGTACGTTCATATAGCTTAGGAGGGCGAGGTTTACCTACTCCACGTCTCATTCTACTTCTTACTTTAGCTTGTACTGCTCTAGTTATATCAAGTACTGAGTCTCTAGGAGTGTCAAAGTCTTTATCTTCAATATCTGCGGGCAATCGAAGATTGACAGACGCTTTAGGAATACCTCTAGACATAGGTATACTATTAGTAGAATAATATATCATGTCAATAGTTTCAGTTGGTTTAGTTTTTCTACCTTTAGCTGGCTTACTAAAGCTTATATCTGTAGGTTTTATAGTTTTAGCAAGATCTTGTTGCTCGCGTATAATTTCTACATCAACAGCCATCATAGCTTTGGAAGCTGCGGCTACAAGTTGTTTTTCAAAACTAGTTTGTAAAAAGTAACTAATAGTGCCATCAGAGCCAATAGAACTACCGAAGATAGGAGCTTTAAATTTAGCTCTTGGAAAATATATTTGATAAGCTAATAAGCTACCAGACGTTTTAGACAGGATAGTTAAGTTTTTTGATTTTTGATATGCAGGTTCGTGTATAGTAGAAACTGCATTTTTAGCTAAGAAATTAAATAGATTAGTACCAGACTTAATTCTTCGTAGTTGCCTAAATATCTTTTGCTCTACGTTGTTAGTAGTTACTTGACCTTTATTTTGTAGTATCTCATTTATAATACTATTATTTAGTACTCCTGAACCGATAGTAGTAGTGGTTCTAGATTCTGTAAGTCTTCTTTGGAGTTTGGCTTCAATTTCTAGTATACCTGATTTAGCATCTCTCTCAAATATCCCAAGTTTATTAGTAATTTCTAGAGCGGCGTCACTTTGATCAATATACCAGTCTGGTATTAGCCTTGGATTTCCTGCTACTTTTTTAGCACCGTATAACTTATCACCTATTACTCGCTCTAGTTTTTGTTGTAATCTATTTCTAGATGTTTCATCTGCAGCTTCTATATAAGATTGATAAACGCGTAATAGTGCGGGATTTTTATTAAATGAAAGTACAGATAATCTAATATTAGACATTATTCAATCAACCTGTATAGATTTAAAACTCTTCTAACTTGTGGCGGGAACCCATCTAGTGACAGCTTATGGCTGCTAATATCTTCTCCCTGCATTCTAACACTCTCGCTACCCGATCTGCCTTTATATATAACTTTTACCATTTCAAGCGTAGCTAGCTTTAAATCGCTAGGTATTGTAGTGTATCCCCCATTATAAGTAACTTTAACTCCTTTAGGATAGTTATAAAACTTAAGAGGCCTAAAGAATCCAAGCGCTTCTGTTCCGCCGCCATTTCCAGTATTAAAAGTTATTTCACCAGTTACTGGATAGAAACTAAACTGATTAACTCGTCTAGATACATCAGCTATAACATTTGTGTTATTCGCCCCATCAAAACGAAGCATTAGTTTAGTATTTTCGTCTATTCTAGTAGGGTATGTAGGAGCAGTAAAGTTAGAGGTATATTCTGCTATATGGCTAATCTTAAAATCGTCTAGATATCCAGTCAAACTATGTGTGCCGCTACCAACAAATATGCCATTATTAAAATTAGGTATTGAGTTAGCTGTGGTTAACGATGCTATGCTAGTTCCATTTCTATATATTTTAATTGTAGTGTTGTCTCTAACTATTGCCATATGGTAGAATTGATTGGCACTATACCCTGTATTAGAACCTTGAGAAACATTTATCTTTACAATGTTATTTTCTATAACTCTAAATTGAGCGCCATTTATTAAATCAACTTCAAACTGCCAATGACTATTATTAGCTATTAACCCGCTAGAAGCTATAGTATGTGACGAGGCAACATTATCAAGTCTAACTTGCGTTTCTATAGTAAAAGGATCAACTCCAAAGTTCCAATCTTCTGTAGAATCTGTCTGGACATAACTACTACCGTCTAACTTTAAACTAGATCTATTAAACTTTTTAACGCGAGTACTTAGTACGGGATTTCCCACATTAGTAATGCTATGAGAAGTGCCATCTGTTATTATAGGCTCACCATTAACTCCTGGCCCGCCTAAAATTACATAGTCTTTTCCATCAAAATGTGATACTTCATCTACCCTATTTAGAGGTGGGTAAGCCACAAATACTGATGATATTCCGCCATCAAAGTATTCTGTATAATTATTTGCTGCAAATATTCTTCCACAATAAGACTCTACTAGAGAACTAACTTGGGTAGCAATATTAGCTAAACGACCATCTTCATCGGTATTAATAACTTTTATTACTAAAAAGTCTTTTATTTCTGCTAAACTAACTAAGTTCGCCATCTAATTTCTCCAAATTCTTCACTATAGAATGCGTAGTAAGTCTTATTGGGGACGCATCCCTAAAGCTAGCATGTTTTATATTCCAAGCTTCTATCTGTTTATATCTTTCAGACTTCTCTTTGTGAGCCTCTATATCTTCTAAACTAAAAAAGTTATAAGCGCCACTAAAAGAGTTACCTGTGGAAGTGTATTCTCTAAACTCCATATCAAAAGTGATATACTGGAGTCTAGCCATTTCAATTAGCATTATTTTTGTTTGGAAATCCAAAATTTATACCTTTCTTCTCCCAAGATTCTAACTTATATGGGCTTTCAAATTTACTAAAGGTTGGACCCAAATTAAAAGCCTGAGTGCTCTTACTAACTAAGCCCGGCAGAGCCTCTAGGTAAAATACAGATAGTTCTGGGTTAAACTTCTTAGTAGCTAGATCTTCTATCTTGATCCAGAAAAATGTTCCTAAGTAGCTATACTCTTCACCTAGAGTCTTTGGCTCTAGAAAGTTTTTATTTTTAATAATACAAGATCCAAAAGTTTTATATCGTTTATCTTCAAAAGGAAATTTATCAGCGCAATCTAGCGTGTAGTGATATAAAACATCTGTCCAAAGAGTAGTGGCTATGCCGTCTTCTGAATCTGGATGATATGAAATACCTTTAGAATGGTTGTAATATACTACCCCTTCTGATGTTTTAGATAGTAATATAGGTAGGCTAGTATTAAAAAAATGACCTACCTCTCTAAGAGGTGTATTCTGTACTGTAACAATTTCGTATCCTAGCTTTGTTAATATAGAATACACTCTTTCGTAAATATCAGATTCTGGAGTTACTTTTATTAGAGTGGCAATTTTTACGCCGTTAAATAGTTTTTTATATTTAGCAGCATATGATACTACTTTAAATACACTAGGATGATCTAAGCAGTGGATATGGCATATATGATGTTTAAGCATGAGTATCCCGATAGTAAATAGGGGGAGGGCTCAGCCCTCCCCCACCTTTTGTTAGCGTATTATATACATTGTATATTATGAGCTTGCAGTAGTAATTAGACCTGCGTAAGAATAACGAGCACTTAATGCAGCCTGTGAAACAGTTGTTAAGGCTTGGAAGTCCATACGAGTGCTTAGGTACATTGCAGTTACTTGTTGTTGTGGTAGGTATTCGCTTTCAATTTCCATTGAACGACGCTCACCGATAATGAATCCTGGCTTATAAACTAGGATACCTAGGTTAGAGTCAGCTGCAGAAGCGGTGTCCATGAATTCAGAGATGAAAATTGGAATACCGTATACAGCACCTACGCTACCAGTTAGGTAAGTAGCTTGAGCACCGAACTTATCTACAGTTTGGAAATCAGTGTTAGTTACTAGGTTATTATAACCTTCTACAGAAGTAACATATGCTAGGTTAGAACCTAGAGATAGACCGTACTTACCTAGAGTTAGGCGAGCAGCAGCGATATCACCTGGATCTGCTTTATCAATTGTTGTTCCGGTTTTAGTAACTAGAGCGTTAACAGCAGCAGCGTGCTCTACAAGACCCTTAATAACAGATGGATATGCTCCAGCTGCAGTTAGAGTGTTAGAAGCAGAGAATGCGCTTAGAGAGCCGTTACCACGTAGAAGAGCCTTGTCGATACCACGAGCTAAGCGACGAGTAGCAGCTTGGCGTAGGAAGTCGATAAGTGGAAGAATTGTATCTTCTTCTTCGTCTTTGGCAATGTGTGTCGCAACCATGAACTTTTTAGGGCTTAGAGTTACAGCACCAATTTGAGCTTGACGAGATGTTGGTACAGTAGTAGAATCGTTAACTCCTGCTGCGAATGAACCGCTTGGGAATTGTGCTACGAAATCTGAACCGTCTTCGTCGGCTACTGGAATACGGAAGTCTTTGCTATTTACATCAATGCGGTTAAACATTGGAGCAATAACTAGTTGTTGTTGCATTTCGTTGTACACGTTAGTGCTAAATGCTTCGTTTAGATTGCCGTCAGTTAGAACAGCTTTCATACGATCACCTAGTCTAGTGTCAAACATGTCACGCTTGTTTAGGGCGCGTGCTAGGAACACTGCATTAGACTTTTCTGCGTCAGAGAACTGAGCATTAGTTCTAGTGCTTTCCTGATAGTGCATTTTGCTTGTTTGCATTGCACCTACTTGCTCGCGATAAGCTTTTAGTTGACCTTTAAGTTCAGCTAGTTCTTCCATAACGCGAGGATCTGGAGCAGAGTTTGTTTCTTGAGCTCTATACTCAGCAGCTTCTGCTTTGATGATAGCCTCACCAGCTTTTTCAACTAGTTGGGCTACGCGAGGTTCTGATACTCTAGCAACTGATTCAGTTGCAGTAGATTTTGTATCGATCTTCATTGGTTCACCTACATTTTCAGTAGTCATAGTTCTTTTCTCCTCTAGAGTGTTTTGTATATTATGGCCATATACTTTTAGCATTAGATCCCTGTTACTATCCGCCGGGATCTGCTTTAGCGTCTCAATAACCATACAGCTTTTGTAAGCTAAGTTGAAATGAGAGTCATTCCATTCAGTATAATTTTGACTCATGAGATTGATAGAATCATTTAAAGCTCTTTGTAGCTTTGCATTTGAAGCTAGTTCGGAATCATTCTTTAATTGAATAAGATCTAGCTCATTTGAATTAATAAGAGTTTTAAACTTACCAATTACTCTAACTTTCTCTTCGTCGTTTAGTGTTTGTGTTTTAGTAATATTTAATAGTATATCGTATTCTTTTTCAAGATCCCAAGCATTAATAACAGTGATATCGATAGCTGGTACTTTAATAGATTTTCCAGTTAGATTTCCTGATATGTCACACTCTTCAAAAGTAAATTCTGGGCTCTCTGCAGTAGCAATTTCTGAAGTTTTATAACGAACTTTATCAATAACTACAAAAGATTTAGTTGTGATTTTAGAAGTGTCTGCATTTAAAAGGTTTACAAAAGGAATTAGCTTCATAGGATCAGATTCTACAAAGGTAGACTCTTCTTCAGCTTCATCTTCTGCGGCTTTGATTTCAGTAGCTTCAAGCTCTTTAACAGCTGATTCTTCTACTGAGGCTTTATTATCGTCTGCAAATTGATCTTTGAATTTAGCATAGTCTGCTTCGTCTTCAAAAGTTTTGCGTACAGAGAATAAAGAATTTTGGTTTGCAGGAACACTAACTACAGAAATTTCTAATAGCTCTACATCTTTGATATAGAAAGTATCAGCTAATTTATCATATTTAGCATCCTTAATTCTGAAACCAACACTAAAACTTTTTAACACGCCATCATTAATAAGAGTTTTAACTCCGTGTTGACGTTCTGCAGCCTCACTAATACTAGCTTCAACAAAAATACCTTTTTTATCTACTGTAACAGCACTAACTCTACCGATAGGTTTACCGTGATCGTGCTGATAAAGTAAAATAGGATTTCTGCGGAAGTTTTCTACACCTTTAGCCCAAGCTTCTGGTAGTACAATATCTCCAGATCTATCTTTACTAGTTGTATTAGCGTAGCCAGCAATTCTTAAAGTTTTGTCACTACTTTTGGCACTCTTTTGAATGTCATCTGTAGTGATAAAAAATGTTTTATCCATATTTGCTTGCTCCTTAGTTAATAGAAACACTGTCTTCAGGTAGTGTATCTACTTCTTCATTAGTAGGTCTACCGCCTGTATCAGGTTGAACAGCGCTTCCAGTTATGTTTTGTGGTACTCTGATATTAGAAGTTTCTGGTGTGTTTAAAGTACTAAACCCAAGCTTTAATCTTGCTTCATCAGCTGATATAATACCTGCATTAACTAAACTTACATAATATTGACTTTGAGTTCTCAAGTCTGGTTGTAAAGCAGTGATTACAGTTCTATCTGGATTTATTCTAACAGAGTTAAAGTAGTGTGCAAAAGCACTGGCAAACATAAGTACTATAGGAAGTACGGTATGCTCATAAAATAAAACTTGATTAGCGGCTATGTTGGCGTTATTACCACTCTTCATTAACACATAAGGTACGCCAATTGCTTTGGCCATATCTTGCTCAAGTCTTTCTATGCTTGCTTCGAAATCTAAACTTTGAAAGTTTATTTCGCTAAACTTATCTATTTTAAGACCGCCATCTAAAATAGCTGGACTTCTAGCGCCTTCAAATATAGTAGCGTAAGAATTTCTCCAGCTTTGAAGTAGTCTTTCTTTTATTTTAGTATTTAAAACAGCTTCTGTGGTTAATACCACTCCAGGTACTGCGTTATTCTTAAAGAATTGACGTTGAAACTTTAACAAAGCATTATAAATATTAATTATATTTCCTATGCTTTTTATTCTAGATTTGCCTCTAAAAATACTTTCGTCGTTATCTTCTTTGATGTGAATTATTTCGTTAGCGCCAAATTCTATCACAGTCTCTTTTGACTGTCGCCCAGAATTATAAGATGATAAACCACCGCCATGAATTAAGAATGTATATCCTTTAATAAAAGTTTTTGGATCTGATACAACTTGAACATCGTTAGCTGGAAGAACATATATGTGTGTGCCATCATAGTAAAAGAAAGCATTACCGTCCATTAGTAAATCAAAATATGCTCTTCTTAGCAGCTTAACTCTATCTTCAAAAGGATTAGGTCTGTCGTTAAGTAGCTTGCTTATTTTTTTAATCGGACCTTCGCCTGCAATATCAAAAGGTATTTCCACACATGCACTAACAACCATGTCTACTGCGCGGTGTACTACTTCTATTTGATCGTATGCAGCTCTAAAGTCTACATTAGACTCAGGCATAGCAAAAGGTTGTCTACTTTGTATGTAGGGCTGAACAGGATTTAACTTTTCTACAATCCAACCTAGTGGGCCTCTTGCCATTTACTGTATCTCCATAGTATCTTTTTGTTTGATAAGCCAATCTTTTACTTTAAGAGCAGTATAATTAGAATAGCTTTTACCAAATAAAAAATGTAATCGTTTATGATGTGACGTACATAGTGTATACAGATTTTCGCTACTTAATTCTTCCTTACAATCTTCGGCAAAAGAAACTCGCAAAGTTAGCATAGTATCTATAGAGTCAACAGACTTTACTTTATTTTTTATACACCATCTCTCGAACAATTCACTAACACTGTATAGGTGGTGGAGTTCTAAGTCAGAAACAGAACCGCATATAAAACATTTATCACGTATTTTATAATCTTTTTTTATGTAGTCTCGTAAGTATTTAACGGGAAGACGTTTCAAATCTGACATAAGAGTATCACTTTTAATTTTCTTAATTTATTATAAGTCTAATGTTCGGAATAGTCAAAATATTTTATTTTTGAAATATGTTAATACCTAGGCATAGATACTAATAGCACTATTTTTAGTGTATGTATATATAGCATAGCGCACAGCATCACAGCAGTGAGAAGTCCAATCGTGAACAGGTTTTGACTTTTCAGTTCTAGAATTCCAGCGATAAGCTGTCATACTTTTAAAGGTGTGAGAGGCATTACCAATATCAAATATAATTTTATCTTGTTCAATAAGACTTTGCACATGAGCTATACCGTCATTAACACTTTTAATAGCATTTTCACAAGCAATATCATAATCGTATACTAAATCTGCTTTAGTTTGTTGGGCAGCAGAGTCAATAAATATATTTTCGATATCCCATAACTCAACCATAGACTTAATTACTTCCGCATGTTGACTAGTAGTGCCCTCTTCAGCAATATATTCATCTACAACAAACCATGTACTGCCATCAGTAGCTAATACTACAAAGGCTGTAGCGTCTCTATACCCCATGTCAAGACCTGCTATAAATGTAAATCGAGAATCACCTGGAGTAATTTTGAAAGCAGCTGATTCACTAGTAAGATCTTTTAGATGGTCATTTTCGTCTAGTTTATAAATCTGACCTTCAAAAGTAGCCCATTCGCAATAATATTCTTGTCTGAATAGCGATTCAGGAATAGCTCGTCTAGCCTGCTCAATATCTTCTTGTGTAAGTCTAGGATTAGCGTGCCAAGGAAATAGTCCGCTACCCCATTCAGGAAAGCTTTCATCTTGACCGCGTAAATAGTAGTTATATAGATAGTTTTCCTTACCTCGAGGAGTAGAAATAAATAGTGCACGAGAATCTGGGAAGGTTGATAGCGCAGGGCGAAGATCTCTAGTAAAATATTCATCGTCTGGAATAAGTGCAGCTTCGTCTACAATTAGTAAGTTAGCAGCACGACCAACTAGTGAGCTTCTATTATTAGCTGACAGCAGTCTTAGAGTGCTATCATTTACAAGTTTTACAACACGATCTTTTAGATTGAAACGCTTTGTTTCAATATTAAACGCTTCAATCAATTCGGTAGTAAAATCCCAAATAATAGAGCTAAGGTTAAAGTCAGGCGCAACAACAATTACTTGCTGGTTAGGCTCTAGCAGTTTTGCTAGCGCTAGCACAGCAGCACCACTAGACTTACCAGTACGACGAGCTGATATATGAACCCAGTTTCGTTTAGTTGAAAGACCATCCATCATAGCTTGTTGGCTAATGTTAAGCTCTTTAAATCCGTACTTATCGGGTAGTCGTGATACTAGTTTGTCTACTGGTACCTTAAAATAATTGTTAGTCATTGTATTCCTTTATATTGTAATAACGACAGAATTGCTCTTAGGTCCAGTACTAGTACCACCAGAATCTGAAAGGGCTGTAGTAATCGTTGCAGTTCTAGATATTACGTTATTCCAATATACGTCTGAAATTTGTAAGCCACCTGCAAAGGCACTAAAGCTCTGGGTGTGTACAAGAGTAGCAGTACTTAAGGTATAAGGAGTACTTAAAGTATAAAAACTTACATTAGGACTTTGATCAGCTAAATACATTGCTGTACCTGTGCTATTGAATCTTATGCTAGTGGGTGTACTGGGTTCAGGAGGGTTAAAGTCTTCTATAAGAGTAGTACTCATAGTATCTGGTCTAAACGCTGTAGTACCTTTAAATACATTAACACTTCCAGTAGATACTGCACAAACAAAATAAAGAATACCATTAGCGCTTAACTCTAAGCCTCTATAGGTAACTAAAGGAAGTACAGGAGATGCAAAGGTAGTAGCACTAAGTGTGCTTATATTCCATGCAGTGCCTATGGACATTCTATATATTCGTTTATCTACAGAATCCATAATAAGTAGATTAGTACCGCCGCTAGATATATACATACCTAACGGAGCAGTAATAGCACTGGGTAAAGCTTTAGCATTAGCTGTAGTTATAGTAGCGCTTGTTGTATCGAAAGGTCTTGACAGGTTATACTGATCAACGCTATCTTTAAGAGTGTTAGCTAAGAATAAGCTAGTACCATCTGGTTTCCAAAACATATATACGAACTGGCTATTTGATATATTCTGAAACTGTTGTCTTCTTGGTATTCTAGTAGTCTGTAAACTAATATTAGCATCATATGATTGAACATCTGCCAACGGGTTAATATCTACTACAAACAGTTCTCCCATAATACTATTTAAAGGCAGAGATACTGTAGCTGTATTACTAGACATAGTAAATGTACCTGACAATGATGCTGCATTAGTATCATTAGGAATTCGTATTCCAGTTATAGTATATCCAACAGTTCTACCGTTTGGAATACTATTACCAATAAGTGTAAAGTTAACACTATTTGGACCTATTATAGGTGATTGGCTTGTTGCCAGAGTTACATAGAACGGATTTAAGCTAGTATCGTTTATAAATACGTTGGAAGATTGAGTTACTACTGGGCCGGATGTAGAAAGAGCTTTTAAACGCACAGAGAAAGATTCGGAACCTTCTGTAGTTCTATCAGAGCTAGTAGTAAGATCTAGCAGTCCTGAATTTTCAGAAATAGTTAGAGTTCCACCAGAGGTTACAGCACTTGCTGGACTACTAAAATCCGAATTTGTAACGCCGCCCAATATAGACCAGTATAGCGTGCCAGAAAAATTAGTGCTAGTTACATTAAATCTTACAGTTTCCCCTTCGTTTACGGTGCTAACATTAGGACTAATATTGAATGTAGATAGTGTAGATCCATAAAAATTTCGTACGTTAATAGTGCCACTCGTAGGTACGTTAGCATTCAAAGGAAGATCTGGTACATATACGCCTCCTCTATAGTAATCGCTAAGCTCTACAGGGTCTATACCATTAAATTCTGATTTTATATTTGATAAGCTTATTAGCCCGCTTGCTTGTAAAACCATTATTACTTACCTTTTTCTAACTTTTCAATCTTTAAGCTTAGTTCTTTTATTGCTTCAATTAATACTGCAATGATATTTCCATAGGCTACAGCTAAGTATTCATTATCAGTATTAACTACTTCAGGTAGGATAGCCTGAACTTCTTGAGCTATAACACCAATATTAAATTTGTTATTTCTTTCATACCTAACTCCTCGTAGTTGTTGTACAGTAGCTAAAGCGTTTTGATATGTGTGTATATTTGATTTTAGTCTAGCATCTGAGAATGCTGCTACATCCCCTGTAGCAGTAAAGTTACCGGTATCTATATCAAAAGTAAATCGTGTAGCATTAGCGCTATCACCATCTCTTAAGAACCAATTAGCTCCTACATTAATATCAGTATAATAATCAGTTCCATTAAAATAATGTTCAACGTCGTTATCAGTACCTATATTAAGCTGAATGTTATCATTTAGTTTTAGATCACCAGTAGCTTTAATAGCCGCTGCATTACTACGCAAGAATCTAGCATCTAAATCATTTATAGTAGTTACTAAAGTGGTATATGTACTATAGTCATTAGCACGAGCTGAGTTAAAAGTAACTAAATCGTTAGCACGAGCTGAATTTAGAGTAACTAAATCATTGCTGTATGCACTTAATAAAGTGTTATAATCGTTAGCAGCTAATGTGGTATAGGTAGCCCAGTCGTTAGAGCGTGCTGTTAGTAGTGTAGCTCCATCATTGCTTTGAGCTGATAGTAGCGTAGCCCAATCATTAGAACGAGCTGTAAGTAAGGTAGCTCCGTCATTGCTTTGAGCGCTAAGCAAAGTAGCGTAGTCATTAGATCTAGCAAAGTTAAAGGTAGCAAAGTCATTAGACTGAGCACTAAGAAGTGTGGTATGGTCGTTTCCTCGTGCAGTTGCTATCGTAACTCCATCGTTAGCTGAAAGAGTAAGATAAGTAGCATAGTCATTAGACTGAGCACTAAGTAGCGTTGCATGGTCATTACCGCGTGCAGTTGCTAGCGTAACTCCGTCATTAGCATAAGCATTTACTAGATTGCTTAAACCTCCACCATCTCCAGAATATAACAAGGCAGTAACAGCGCCATTTACATCTAGTGTAGACGTTGGAGCAGCAACTCCTATACCAACGCTACCTGTATTAGATACATAAACTCGATCTACAGGAGAACTAATACCAGTAGCTTGTGTAGCAATCCTAATACCAAACTCTCCGCTATCGCCTTCTGCAAAGCCTTTGATGTATCCACGCACTCCAGTACCAGATGCGTCAAGACCAAACCATTCAACTCCGCCATATCCTTGACCGGAAATTATAGTAGTGTCGGTTTGAACTAATTGTAAACTAACTCCAGTGCTATCAGTAGCTGTGGCAGTTTGTAACTTAAGTACAGAACCTGCACCGGCAATATGAAGATTGGCAGTCGGAGCTGTAACTCCTATGCCAATATTAGTATTAGGAAGTATTCTAATAGCCTCAATATTGTTAGCTCCTAAAGCTAAATAATTATTGCTTCTATTGAATATTGTAGCATCACCTCCAGATAAATGAACGTTACCAGCTACTTGTAGTGTTACGTTTGGTGAGACTGTACCAATACCTACCCTGCCAGCACTGTCTACAGTAATTCTATCGGTTGGAGCACTAGCACCTGATGATTGAGTACCTATTCTAACTGCAAACTCGCCAGTATCGCCTTCAGCAACTCCTTTTATATAACCACGAACTCCATCATTACCTGTATCGGCGCCAGACCATTCAATAGCTCCATAACCTTGTCCATTTGTAATAGTAGTATCACTTTGTTGAAATCTAATAGCTACACCATTAGCATCAGTTAGTGTACCAGTTTCAAGTCTTAGCACATTTCCAGTGCCTTTAATATGAAGATTAGCTTGCGGTGCTGCAACTCCTATACCTACGTTAGCTGAGCCGGTATAGAACACATAGGTGCCGTCATCTGTAAATGCTCCGCCACCGCCAATTTCACCCCACTCAGTTCCGTCATAACCTTCAAAAGACCCACTAGTATTACTAAATCTAAGCATACCAGGAGCAGGAGTTCCAGGTCGCTGAGAATCGTTACCTAGAGGCAGTTTAACAAAGCCAGTTCCACTAAAAGTTACATTGCCTGTTATAGTAGAGCTTGTATCTGTACGAACAAATTGACCAGATGTCAAACCAGAAAGAGTTATAGCATCTCCACCAACTTGAAATACGCCGTTATTAGCAGCATTTACCATATACAGTGCGTCACTACCTACAGATACTAGTTCGCCGTAAGAAATTTTTGTAGCTACTGCTGCCGCATTAGCGGCAACTAAACTAGGCATTTTATAAACTGCTAAACCGTTTCTAGTAAATTCTGCACCATTGTATACTAGCATACGGCCTTGACCGTCAGCAGTATCAGCTCCGCTTTTATACCAGAACATACCGGTACGCAGTCCAGTAGTTCCATCAGAATTTATTTCTGCGCCAGAAGGCTGTCCAGCACTAGCAAAATTTTGTAGTAGTGATAACAAAGCCTCGTTATAGTCTAATCTACTTTGTGATATAGTAGTAACTACTGAAGGAGTTGAAAAGGTATTACTCATATATTATTCTCTCTTATACTACTCAAGTACTTATTTAACGTATTAGTAGTAGATAAATCTTCTATTCTATCAAAGAATATTAACTGTTTTGCGTATTCACTGCCTATAACTGGTTTATTGCGCCAATCAGATCCGACCACCATTATATCAGGAGAGTAGTTTTGTATAATACGAACTAATTCATCGTCGCTATTAAACATGTTAACGCCATCAACAAATTTAAAACTAGACATAATATGGATTCTAGTATTTGCATTATTTACAGGTCGAGAATCGCCTTTTTTAGATCGAATTCTGTCGTCACTATCTAGCGCTACAAGTAAATGGTCACCTAACCTTTTAGCGTAGCTTAATAAGTATAGATGACCAGAATGTATAATATCAAAAGTGCCGTTAACAAAAACTTTGGTCATTATATTCTCTCGCTGGGTGCTTTACCCTTATAATAATTTTAACTAATTTATATTGTTTAGTCAAAATAATTTTTAAAAAAGTAGTGGACATGAGTTACTATATTGATAGATAATCATCAATTACAGACTATTTTAACCTAGTTCTATATATTATTAAATTAAAGTATCATGCTTAATTTATTCATATCTGCATGAGTATATTCTTGATAGTGAGATTTCAAATGTTCAGGAAACGGTATCGTCTCAATTCTAGCATTGTATGTAGTAGCAATTTCTTTAGCCACATCAAGAAAACTACGAGTAGACCCAGTTCCTAAATTAAAAATTCCACTTTCTTTTTTTTGTATCATCTTAACATGAGTATCTACTACATAATCAACATGCACAAAGTCTCTTTTATAATTCTCAGAGCCTTCGAACACTCGAATAACACCAGTCTCACTAGCTTGTTTTGAAAATTGAGTATAAGGACTTGCCTGAGATCCCTTATGTTCTTCATGTGGTCCATATACGTTGAAATAACGAAATCCTTGCCATGTAAATTCATAAGATTTTAGTTTCATATACTCTTCAAAAAAATATTTGCTCATAGCGTATAGATTGAGAGGTTGTGCAGCTTTATTTTCATCAACTGCACATTTATATTTATTTCCATATACAGACGCGGATGAAGACCATTGTAGGTTTACATTATGTTTTTCACATTCCTCTGCAAGTTCTATAGACCACGCAAGATTTAAATCCATCACTCTTTTAGCATCTTTTTCGGTGGTAGAACTTAACGCTCCTAAGTGTATAACCCAATTGACGTTACTAAAGCTTAAATGCTTTGGACGAGTATCTGGATAATCTTTGATATCAAACTTAATTATATCCCAATCAGTTGGTAGTTTTTTTACTAAATTCTGACCTATGAACCCGCTTGCACCAGTAACTAATATTTTCATTTTCACAACACTTTTAGCTTGTAGTAATGGAGTATGCCATCTTGAAATGAGTGGAATATCCACGGACGATAGAATAAAACATCGTTTGGTTTCATTTTTATTGATGTTTCTACTTCCCAATCATCTTTATTGAGATAATCGAGCTCTTTATCTTGACTCTGTTCATCTTTAATAAAATCAAGAACGCTTTTATACCCATCTTTGTGTATATATGTCTTAAATTCATTTTCTTCAAGTGAAACAACAAATCTCCAATCATTTAAGTCTTCAAAATCTTCGAAGTGTATTACTTCATTTATTGTTCTACGAAGAGTTCCTGATGAGGGTCTGTCTATCTCAACTATATCGCCAACCATCTTACCGATTACAAGATCAATATCGTTGAAGATGAGATTGAAGTGTGCCATCTCTTTACCAAACTTTTTATCTACCCAGTGCACGTCTTGTACAAGTGGGCGAAGCTGTTCTACTTCATCTTTTGGAAAGTAGTCTCTTGCATGTATATAATTAATTACAGATCGATTTACAGAAAAATTTGTATTAGTCATTTATCTTCTCACTATTCATCATATATGTCTTTAAGTATTATCTGGCAAAACTCGTTGATTTCATTAGCAGAAAAGTTCATGATCCCGTCGTTCAATCTATCTGTAAAGTCTGATTCTACTCCACCAAGACGAATAGGACTATAAACTGGAGTTTGCCCTTGTTTTCTAAAAAACTTAAAATGATCTGGATAACTTACATTCTTTTCAAACGTACTACCCATGAATATAGAGCCAGGTTTGTCAAACGCTCTAGCCATATGCTGACCTACACTGTCGCATCCTACAAAGTAATCACATTCACTTATTAACGACATGTACATTCTTAGCTCAGGGTTAAAGTTAGTTAGATCTGCGCTAAAGTTATCTCCAGGATGTTTAAGTTCTTTATTTCCAAAAAAGAATATTAAGCAGTCTTTATCATTTAAAAATTTTGCAATTTTTAAATAGTCGTCAACGTCTAAACTTCTATTAGAAATATCATACGGTCTATTGTTGGAAATTGACATAGTACTTCCATAAGGCTGAAATACCACTACTTTGTTCTTTTTATGTATTTGTTTAAATTCTTCAACAATTCTTTCAACAGAAGTACGCTCATAAGTGCTGATATATAGATTAGGTTTACTAAGATCTTTATGGTCTGTTGTATTATTTATTTGACGATCAAAAGCTTCTGCTAGAGATATCTTTTGATTGTAGTAATCATGTATATAATAAGGTTC